GATCTGTTGCAGGTTGGTGTCGGTGCGGATACTTTTCTGACGGTGCCGGGTTCTGGTGGCTTGCAAATCAACCGATCAGGTGGCCGCGACCCGTACATCATGTTGATGCAAAACGGCGTTTCAAAATGGCAAGTCAGGCAAGGTGGCACTAATTTCAGAATTGCCAACGGTGATGCGTCAAAGGTATTTTTCAATGTAGACACTGACGGTAAAACAGCCATCGGCGTCAATAACATACCCGTTGCGAGACTTTCAGTTAATTCCAATTCCCCTGCCGAAATGGGTTTGACGGTTCAGGGTGCTGCCGCCCAGACTGCTAATTTACAGGAGTGGCGGGATGGTTTGGGTGGGACACTTGCCCATGTCGACAAGGACGGCAAGATGTTCATGGGTGCAACCGCCGTCACCTCCGACCGCCGCCTGAAAGACAACCTGGAACCCATCCAGAACGCCACCGACAAGCTGAACCGGATCACCGGCTACGAGTACGACAAGCAGGGTCAGCGTTCCGCTGGCCTGATTGCACAGGAAGTCGAAGCCATCCTGCCGCAGGCGGTCAGCACCGGCCCGGACGGCATGAAGTCACTGGACTACAACCAGACGATTGCAGTGCTGGTTGAGTCACTGAAAGAAGCACACGCAAAAATTGCCAAACTAGAGGAACAGATCAATGCCCGTTAAACCTGAACTTGCCGAACAGCACGCACAGCAAACCGTCATCCTCGCTGCCCTGAAGGCCGCATTGCCATCAGCAGCGGATGCCGACATAGCGGCGGAAATCCAGAACCAGATCGAGATTTACGAATCTGCACTGGCCGATCCTGCCTACCAGGATGACTTCGACCCCAGCCGTGATCCGACGGCGGTGGAACTGATCATCGGCAAGGTCAGTGGCCTGTCCGATCCGACTGTCCGCTGGCACGCCGAGATCGCGTACAAGCCGGGCGATGTCTGCACGCACAGTGGTACGGTGTATCGTGCGCTGGCGGATGTAGCGGTTGGTACGCAGCCGGATGATGTATTCGATGCTGAAGCCGGTACCGGTGGTTGGATTCCGGTAGACTACGAGCCGCCTGTTGTTGCTGATGACGACACTACAGGTGGCACCACTTCCTGAATAAATAGGAAATTATTATGCCTTTCAAAATCAGACCCAAACGTACGGCTACAGCTGGAAGAAAACCTACAGCGGCTCAACTGGATACAGGTGAAATCGCCCTGAATATGGCGGATAAGAAGCTGTATTTCAAAGACCAGACAGGAGCCGTTAAGGAATTGAATGGCTCTGTGCCAGCACAGCAGCCAACCAATCTGGGCCGCACTATTACCAATACCCAGATCACGATTACGTCGTCTACAGGCACTGACGCTGTCATACCTTCAGCAGGTGCAAGTGCGGGTGTCATGACCACGGCCCAAGTTGCAGATCTGGCTCAAGCAAAGGCAGACAATACGGCTCAGGCTAATCAGCTTGCAAAAGCGAATTCAGATATTACGACATTGACCAATAGGCTGAATACGACACAGGCAGACATAACTGAAGTCTTTGAAAGCTTCATGGATTTAGAAGATCTGTTTGAAGCATTCAAAACTGAAGTACGTGGTCTGATTGCATCCATTCCTACGCCTCCGGTACAGACACCTACACTGTCTTACAATCTGACAGTTACTGCAGCCGGCATTTCAAAAACGACTACGGTTAGCTATAAGTTTGGTGAGAAAGTGGCCGGCAATGTGTCAATCCAACCATTAACAGGCAAACCTGCAATCACATCTATGACCGCCAGTTCGCCTCCTGCAGGTTATAGATTGCATAGCGCACGTGCTGCTACATATTACAAATCAGCTGCTGGCGCCAATGTCGTTGGTCCCTTCCAGGGTTGTCAGGTTAACGGAACATCAATCTCGGTTAATCAGGCCGGGGGCATTCCAGTAACATATACGGGCGCCAATTTGTACAGCATTCGCGTATATCTTGAATACGTCAAGATTTAAGGTGATTTATGGCCAAAAGTGGCATTCACATCAAGAAAAAGAACCTATGTACCGTGGTTAGGATGAAAATGTTTGTTGTCTTTGGCTTGCTGTCGGGCAAGCACAGCATCAGACAGTTCATCAAAAAAACCAAGATGCGTCAGTTTTTTGTTGTATCGGATGTACGCATGCCATTGTTGTTTTTGTTTGTCCCAGGTAACTCCAGCAGTGCCGCTGGTGTTAGAACGGTATAAAGGTTTGTTGCGATGATTTACGGCTTCAGAAACCGAACGCAAATTGCACCAGCGATTGTCAATTTTGTCATGGTTGATGTGATCAATGTGATCAGCAGGATATTGTCCGGTCATCCAAAGCCAAATAAGCCTGTGTTCAAGGTAGCTCTTACCACGATAGTGAATCCATCGGTAGTCTCGATAAATACAGCCAGCACGGTCTCCGGCTTTAATTTTGTAACCGCGGGGGATTTTCCAATAGACATGCCCAGTGACTGGATTGTAGTCAAAAAGGCGGCGAGCGAGAGCATAATCAATATGGGCCATAAACATTCTCCGGATGTTTTGGTCAAGTGGATACGGGGCTGCCACCCCGTATCTGCGATTATAGTATAGGACTGATATGGCAGCAAAAAAGAAACCGATACGGATTAAGCCCTCCCACAAGGGCAAGTTTACTGCGTACAAAAAGCGCACGGGCAAGACAACTGCCCAAGCCAAGCGCAGTAAAAGCCCTGCGGTGCGGAAGATGGCTACGTTCGCTCAGAATGCCAAGAAATGGAACAAAGGTAAGAAACGCTGATGCCACATCGCACCGAACAAGAAGTCCGTCAGGAATGTACCGATAATCTTCCGACACATCGGTACAACGAAGATGCCGGGCACTGGGAAATTTACAGTGCTCTGTTGGGTTGGATGAAACCTCTCACACCTGGATGGACGCCTGAATCATCAGTTGAGCAGTGCGTGCAGAAATGGCGGGATGAGGTCAAGGATATTGAAGACGACAAGGATGACATTGGCTGGCCTGGTGACCTCAATCCTGAACCCATCCCACCGCCGCCTACAACGCCGCCAGCCAATCCCCAACCAGAGGACTGGGTACCGTCCAAGGATTTCTGGATCGGTGCCGTTAATTTTGCCAATGAATGGATTGGTGATTACGACGGTCACTTGACCGGTGCAGAAGTACATACCCGAGCCAAGCGCTGGGTAGATTACGTGTATGCCAACAAGCCACTGACCTCGGATGCCAGGAAAGAATTCAAAGCCTGGTACGAAGCCAATATTGGTGCCTGGCCGGGTGGCGGTCCCGTTATTTTCAGACAATCGGGTGGGCTGAATCTGGTAGACAGTTGGGGCGCTGGTCACACTGAATGGGACAATGCCAGTAGAGCCGCCACTCTCTTCGTCAATGCCCTGTCCCATGAATACCGGATACTTGCCGTACAGCGGTATGCCAGTGAGCGCAGAGCGGCTGGTTGGCTGCCATCCGGCACATGGGGCAATGTCTACCATACGAACTATGGGTTCGAGCTGTACCTGACCGATCCCAATGGTTACGACGGTACTCATCGTCCGTTTCAAGGACAGCCAGTAGGCAAATACAGCGAGTTTACTGCAGCGGACATGTACTACGTGCCCGAGCAGGGTTATCCGGGAGTACCCAATCCTGGTGATCCACCACCACCTGACGTACCACCGGGCGAGAAAGAACCTCCGCCAGATGAAGATGATGGTTCAGGCTCCAAGCCGCCTGTCATTGATGATCCAATTGGCGGCGGTTCCGGGAGCCGTCCGGATAGTCCGGTACAAAAACCTGAGTACAATGATGAAGACCTGATTCGCGGTGTTCTGGGTATTACAGATATCGTTAATCACCCAAGCGAAGTTCCGGCAACGCCTGATGAGCGTGGTCAGGTTATCTGGGTCAGATCAACCGGTGAAATTTACGTTGGCCAGGAAGACGGTACTTGGGAAATTTTCAAGGTTTCGGACATCAATCCTGAAGCCTGGGGTAAGATACCGCATCATTCGATTCCTAACGCGTATTGGGATATACCGCTTATAGAGCGTCAGGGTGACCGTACGACCTTTTACTGGGAATTGGCCACTGGCCATCACATTGTCAGCGGTGGCTGGGATATCTACGTGAATATCCCGCTTGATACGTTCAAGGCCATGACTGAGGATGCTCTGCTAGAGTTCATGAAAGAACGTATGGGACCTGCATGGGTGGATCACATCGAAACTGAATTGGTTCTGTTAATCTATGGCGATACTCGTTGGCCGCTGCCGGAAAGCTTCATACCGATCAGCAAACACGAGATACGCGGTAATGTAGGTGCTGGTTTTTATATCAGCAGGGCAACAACTCAACCGGATGGTGTTCCCGACCGGTGGGTCGACATGCAAGGGTAAGCGGATATGGCCGTAGACAGAGACCTCATTGAAGTTTACCTGAAAGAAGCAGAGCCTCTGACCGATTGGGAGAATGAACCCAAGGTCAGTGACCTCAAGCATGACTATGATGAAGCACGCAGTCATCACGACGCACAGGCTGGCAAGATTTCACAATGGCTGGATAACCTGAATGTTACTGGTTCTGCCCGGATTGAGAAAAAGAAAGGCCGATCTACAATAGTACCCAAGCTGATTCGGAAACAGGCTGAATGGCGTTACGCAGCATTATCCGAACCGTTTCTATCAACACCTGATTTGTTCAAGGCTTCACCCAGTACCTGGCAAGACAAGAAAGCAGCTATCCAGACTGGCTTAATCCTGAACCATCAATTCAATCACCAACTCAACAAGGTCAAGTTCATTGATGATTTTGTGCGTGCAGCCGTAGACGAAGGTACGGTCATTGTGCGCACGGGTTGGGACTTTCAGGAAGAGGAACAAGACGTTGAAGTTCCAATCATGGAGACACGTCCCGTTACCGATCCTGTACAGGTTCAGGCTATGTTGGCTCAGGGCATACCTCCGGTGGAGGAGGTCCCAGTAGGCATTCGTATTGAACGCCAGATGGTAACTACGGTAAACAAGCCAACCATTGAAGTCTGCAACTACAACAACGTCATTATCGATCCCACCTGCCGTGGTGACATGGAGAAGTGCAACTTCGTTATTTTCCGGTTCCAGACGGATATGTCGGAATTGGAGAAAACCGGACTGTACCGCAATCTCGATGTCATCAATGTTGAAGATCACTCAATCCTGAATGAACCCGATGCAGCGTTCACCGAAGACCAGTCATTCAATTTCAAAGACAAGCCACGGAAGAAGTTCGTGGCCTATGAATATTGGGGGTATTGGGATATCGAAGGAAACGGTACCGTCAAGCCAATCGTGGCGACGTGGGTCGGCGACACCATGATCCGGATGGAAGAAAATCCATTCCCGGACGGCAAGGTACCGTTCGTCGTGGTTCAGTACTTGCCAAAACGCCATTCGGTGTACGGCGAGCCTGATGGTGAGCTGCTTGAAGATAATCAAAAGATTATCGGTGCGGTTACGCGAGGCATGATCGACATAATGGGTCGATCTGCAGCGGGTCAAAAAGGCATTCGGATGGATGCTCTTGACGTAACCAACAAGCGCAAATTTGATCGGGGCGATGATTACGAGTTCAACGCCCATATCGATCCACGTCAGGCTATACATGACCACGTATACCCCGAGATACCCAATTCCGCCCAGTTCATGCTGCAGCTGCAGAACATGGAAGCAGAGTCTCTGACGGGCGTGAAGGCATTCCATGGAGGCGTAAACGGTGACACTCTTGGTCAAACTGCTACAGGCATTCGTGGCGCTCTTGACGCGGCTAGTAAGCGGGAGCTTGGGATCTTACGGCGGCTAGCCAGTGGTATCGTGGAGGTAGGTAAGAAGATCATGGCGATGAACCAGGTCTTCTTATCGGATGAAGAAGTCGTCAGGCGCACGGATGAAGAATTTGTACCGGTACAGCGAGATGAGCTGGCCGGTAATGTTGATATCGAATTGCATATCAGTACAGCGGAAGCGGATAATGCGCAGGCCCAGGAATTGGCCTTTATGCTGCAAACCATGGGTAACAGCATGCCGTTTGAGATGAGCCAGATGATCCTGGCTGATATCGCCCGCCTACGCAAGATGCCGGAACTGAGCAAGCGTATCGAAGAATACCGGCCACAGCCGGATCCGATACAGCAGCAGATGCAGCAGCTTGAGATGCAGCGGATGCAGATGGAAATTAAGAAGATGGAATCCGAAATCATGGAGAACCAGGCAGAAGCTATGCTGGATCAGGCCAAGGCACGCGAAGCCGAAGGTAAGGCCGACATGATGGATCTGGACTTCGTAGAGCAAGAGTCGGGGGTCAAGCAAGAGCGTGACCTCCAGAAGCAAGGCGCCCAAGCGGAAGCCAACATGAAACTGAAGATGTTGGAGAACGCTCTGAAAGGCGGCACTGATCTGGAGAAAGAGCGGATAAAGGCGCGAGCCCAGCTGCTCAAGAACCAGAACCAACCACCCACTTCTGAGTAGAGGATTAAATCATGACAATGGAAAACAGCGAACAGCAGTTGCGGCAGGTACAGCTTACGATTGAACAGGCCAAGGCCAGTATCGAGCGTATGAAAAAGCTGCAGCGGCTATTCCAGAATGAGGATTTTCAGGACATTATCAATGAAGGTTACTTCGTTGAAGAGGCTGCCCGCTTGGTTGGCGCACGTGCTGATGCCAACATTCAAGGCAAAGAACAACAGAGGCATATCAATCTCTTAATTGACGGTGTTGGCGCTTTGCGCCATTATTTCAGTAACATAGAACGTTGGGGACACATGGCTGAAGATGCCTTGAAGAACCACGAAGAGACCCGCGAAGAGATTCTGCGGGAACAGTTGGAATCCGTTGAGGTAGGCGCACAGGTATGATTGATCAAGCCAAAGACACACCGAATTTGGCTGAACTTTCGGATGAGGAAGTCCTGAACATGGACCCTGATCGCTTTCCTGATCCTACTGAAGAATCAATAGAAGCATCGGATAGCCAGCCAACACCGGAAGAGGTATCAGAGACGGAGGACAGCTATGAGCGCGAATCCCGATCTGAACAATACGAAGAACCAGACGCACCTGGTGAAGATGATTCCGAAGACGAGGGTAGTGAAGTACCGGATCTTCGGGACGTCTACTATGCGGATGGTGAATCTGCCGATGATGAAACCGACGAAGAAGCCACTCAGCCAGTAGACGAACCTACGGCTGAAGCTGATTCCGAGGTAGACCCAGAGGCAGAACTGCAACGCCTGTTTGCGCCGTTCAAAGCGGCCAAGCGGGAAATGCGTGTGACCAACATCGAAGATGCCAGACGGCTGATGCAGATGGGCGTGGATTATTCCCGCAAGATGGAAAGCATCAAGCCGTACCAAAAGGCATTGAAGACGTTGGAACGCCACAACCTTCTATCGCCTGAGAAAATCAACTTTTTGATTGATCTGGTCGATAAGAAAAATCCGGATGCTATCCGGAAGTTCCTCAAGGACAGTGACATTGATCCGCTAGACCTGTCTACGCACGATGAGGAAGACGATGGCTCATACCGGCCCAACGACTACACTATTGGCGATCAAGACCTGCTACTTGATGAGATTATTGACGAGCTGCAAGGTACTGATTCATTCAACCGCACGGTTGAAGAGATCACCAACAAGTGGGACGACGCCAGTAGAGGCCTTGTAAAAAAGGACCCGAACTTGATCCGCGTGATCAATGATCATGTTGCCGTAGGCATCTATGACCAAATCATGAACGTGGTAGAGCAAGAACGCCTTATGGGGCGTTTGTCGGGTTTATCTGACCTGGAAGCGTACAAAGCTGTAGGCGATGCAATCAATGCGAAAGGTGGATTCAAACCCTACCAATCGCGTGGACCATCAGCCGGCCAAACCTCCCAGGTTTCTGGATCACGTGCAGCCAAACAAGCTGCACAGTTGCGGAAGCGCAAAGCTGCCGCCAGTCCCACCCGTGGGACCAGTGGCAGAAGCAAGGAGGTCAAGAATTTCCTCGAAGCTCTGAGTGATGATGAGATCGAGGCGATGGGACCTTCAATTTTGTAACTCTATTCATGAAACCATGAGAGGTAATTAACAATGGCAAAGCCCTTTGATCATGGGGATGCAGGCGTCCCTGGTTACGGCCAGGATCCCATGCCCCATTCGTACAAGGCGCCCCCGGGTCCCTTGGACAATCCGCCCAGTACAGTCGGTGAACAGATTCGTACTGATTACTGGTATCGCCGTGCGCTGGTAGAAGCTGCGAAGGAAGCATTCTTCTCCCAGATGGCTGACGTGCGTGCCATGCCCAAGAATATGGGTAAAACCATCAAGCAGTATCACTACCTGCCGATCCTCGACGACCGCAATGTCAACGATCAGGGTATCGATGCTCAGGGCCGTACTACTCAGACCCTTGGCGATGCAGCAGCCACTGGAAATCAGTGGATTCCTGGTAAGTCTGTTGTGACTGCAGCAGTTCGACTGCTGGCTCCGGCCAACATGTCGGGTCGTAATTTGTATGCCACGTTTAATTACACAGGCGAAAATACTGTGCCCGGTGCTGTTCCAGGTACTGCTCCTACAGGAGTTACCAACAAACCGAAGCTTTATGGCACACCGCCTAAAAACGATCCTAATGCAGGAGATCCGTTTGTAGCTGGTGAAGCATGGCCTGCGTACAGTCTGGAAGATTTCCCGGAAACGGTGTACTTCTCTGGCTCAGCTACCGGTGCTGATGCGGCCACTGCTATGACCGCTGCTGTCAAAATTGCTGCAGGTAAGGCTAAAGATTGGTACGCCGAATTTATTGGCGGTACTTTGGCTATAGCAACAGGTGGTGCTGATTTGGCAGGCGCTTCTGGTAATGCTGGTCGTGATGCAAGTGCTTGGAAGGCCCAATATCTAGATAAAGATGGTGTTTGGAATAACACTGTTCCGACTGGTGGTGCAGCAGGTACTGCTGGCGCTAACTATGTATCTGGCAACCTGTATGGTTCTGCCCGTGACGTGGGTTCCATCATGGCCAAGATGCCGATCCTCTCTGAGACCGGTGGCCGTGTAAACCGCGTTGGCATGACCCGTCGTACCCTCGAAGGTAGCCTTGAGAAGTTTGGCTTCTTCGAAGAGTACACCCAGGAATCCCTGGACTTCGATACCGACAGTGAACTGCTTGGACGTATTACGTCCGAAGCTGTGAAAGCAGCTAATCAGATCACCGAAGATACGATCCAGCTGGACCTTCTTCACTCTGCTGGTGTGGTCCGCTTCTGTGGTACTGGCAGTGCTGTGTCTACTGCTACCGTTGACGGTGTTGTTAGTTATGACGACCTGGTTAAGGTCGGCATTGAAATGGACAATAACCGCATTCCGAAGAGCACGCGTATCATCGCTGGTTCTCGGATGATCGACACCCGTGTCGTGAATGCAGCTCGGTACGCCTACATTGGTTCAGAACTTCGTCCGACCCTGATGCGCATGAAGGATTACTTCGATGAAGCAGCCTTCATTCCTGTGGCTCAGTACGCAGCTGCTGGCAATGTAGCTAAGGGTGAGATCGGTGCAATCGGTGACTTCCGCTTTATTGAAGTGCCGGACATGATGTACTGGCAAGGTGCTGGTAAAGCAAGTACTACTGGAGAGGTTGATGACGGTACAGGTAATGCCGTAGCTGGACACACCGATGGCGCTAACATCAACGTCTATCCGATCCTCTTTGTAGGCGATGGCGCCTTTACCTGCATTGGTTTCCAGACCAATGGCAAGACGGTGAAGTTCACCATTACCCACAAGAAGCCGGGTCCGGAGCGTGCAGATCGGCACGACCCGTACGGCGAAGTGGGCTTCTGGTCCATCAAGTGGTACTACGGCTTCATGGCCCTGCGGCCGGAACGCATCGTACTGCTGAAGACTGCTGCTCGTTACTGATGGCAGTGATTCGTAATACCGGGAGGGGGGCCGTCAGGCCCCCCGACCGGGATAATCCCTTCAAGTAACCAAAGGAAAAATCCATGAAAGATGTCTATGCCAATGATCCTGAGAAGCAGGCCGAACTGGATGCTCTCAGAGAACAAGCAGACGCTTTGGGATTGAAATACCACCACCGTGCTGGTATTCCGAGACTCAAGCAACTGCTGAAAGAAAGCCGGTTTATGCCCGGCCCCGCTGCTGAAACCGTACAGAGTGATGAGCAGGTCGCAGAACAGACACGCAGATTGCGTCCTGGGATCGACTTCATGACCGAGGAACAGTTCAAGCAGGCATTTGCAAACGATCCACGGGTAAATCCAAACCCTGCTCAGGAATCCAACAGGCTGATCCGCTGTCGGGTGCAGTGCATGAATCCGAACAAGCGGGAGTGGCCGGGTGAAATCATCTCGGTGGGCAATGCCAAGATCGGTACGTGGAAGAAGTACATCCCGTACAACAACACGCCGTACCACATTCCCAAGATCATCCTGGATCACATGAAGGAATCCAAGTGTGTTTCCTTTGTGACCGCCAGGGATGCAGGTGGGAATGAAACCAAGAAGCCTACGCTGATCCGTGAATACGCTATTGAAGAGCTGCCGCCGCTTACCCAGCAAGAGCTGAAAGAGCTGGCTCAGCAGCAGGCAATGCGTGACGGTAAAGTTGAGGCAGTGGGATAAAGGAACCGTAAATGGCAGACCAGAAGAAAACCAACCACCCGGAAGTTACCGAAACTGTACTGAACGGGGGCGGTCTTTTCGATGAGCTGATGCGTAGCATGAAGGCTCACCTGCTGGAGGAATATACCCAGCAGCGCATTCGGGGAGCTGAGTATTCCAAGGTCTACCTGGGTTCTCTCCAGGCGGTACTGGGCGGTTCTGTCCAGTACCTGCTTGGTTCCCAGTTCAGGGATCAACAGAGAGCACTGTTGGAGTCCCAGAAAAATCTGGTTGATGCGCAGGTCTGGCAGATCAATGAACTGACGCCGCTTGAGCGTGAGAAGCTGGAACTGCAGAAAGATATGCTGGCACTGGAGAAAGAGCGTCTCCGGTTCCAGATCGATGAATTGTTACCGCTTGAGAAGAAGAAACTCAGGCTGCAGAACAAACAACTGGCTGCCCAGATCCCGCTGATCGAGGCTCAGGTCAAGGTAGCTGAAGCACAGATTATCCTGACTCGGGCACAGGCCAGTAAGGTTATGCAAGAGCTCAAGATGATTCCGTACCAGATTGACCTCATGAAATGGCAATCCAAGACGGCTGAAGCCCAGTATGGGCTCACCAAATTGCAGCGGAGTCTCATCGGTCAGCAAATCCATAAGACCCGCCAGGAGCGCTTCCTGGTCGAGGCACGCTACGCTACGGAACAGACCAATTGGTCCAATGGCGTCTTTACCGATCACTTCTATGACTTTGCGCATGAGATGGTCTATGAGCAAGAGCTTGTGCCACCCGATCCCAATGATCCCAATGCGCCTCCCACATACCGGGATAAGCTGGATGCCGGTGGCAACAAGATTCCGCTACGGGATAAGCGGGGCAACATCATCTACAAGCGGGATGAGTTTGGCCGGCGTATTCGGAAGAAAGATGCCAACGGTAATGATGTGCCCATTCCGTGGGAGCCGAAGGGTATGGTTCGGCGGCAGAAAGATCTGCTCTACGAACAGCAGATGGGCTTTGTGCGGGATACCGAGCAGAAGACGGCCAAGATCATCTCGGACACGTTTGCCATCATGCGGTCTACGGACGAGAATCTCAGCCCGCCCTCTGGCTTGAATGCAGATAACGCCAACAGTGTGCTGCGTAACATGGTGCAGAACAGCGGCACGGAATTCTTCATGTACGACAATGAGCTTGTTTCTTTGCTCAACGCAGTTCCTGTACCTGAATACTACGGAGTCAAGGTCAACAAAAATCCGGTAGATAATCCAGATAATGATACTGCCACTAAGGACCCGAACCTGCCGTGGGATCCCGATAAGATTCCAGTTGGTGGCGGTGGCGGTGGTGGCTATGACAATATTGTTCGACCTGCCGACAAATCACTTAAATCAAAATCATGAGCCTATTTAGCGGCAAAACCACCTTTACCGCTTATGGCGCCAGTAATTCAGCCATAGAGGAGAAGAATTACCCTTACTCACTTCGGCAAGCCATGTTGGAATATTTCATTGGTAATGGCGATGATATGGTTCGTTCCATCATGCGTGCCCGCAACAGGTCATTTCTGGCTGATGTCAACAAGATGACGCGGTTTGCCCGGAGCGAGCATCCCGATGGACTGCCTACGGTTACGCATGGCATGGATCAGAATTTGGAATTCTTGCCTGTTGCTATCCTGATGCACGACAAGCAGCCATTCAATGATCTGCGTCCAGAAAGAGATTTTGATAAGGGCTTGGAAACAGATACGGTTGATCCCGACCGGGAAAAGCATGCAGATGCAACCCGGGAAATGCTGGAAAGAATTGGCATGGATGCCGATGAGGTTGTGACCCAGTTTTTTGAGCAACAAGAAGAACAAGGATTACCCAGGAATGTGAAACCCTGGGATTTGTTTGTGCACTTTGGCTTGCCAATTGACACAGATACGGAAGCCGGCAAAGAGTACATTTATCGATTCCTGGCGTATTTACACGCCAATCAGGATGATTCCATCAATACTAAGTATCTGAAATTTTGCGATACCAATGGCAAGGGTGGTGTCGACAAGCAGCCCTATCATGCCATCAATATTGAAGAAGGCGGGGTCGATGCCTTCAATCTGGATTTCAGATATTCACTTGCGTGGCGTACGCCACAAAATGAGTTACTCAAAGCCAACAAGAACGGCGAAATTGAGGTTCAGCTCATTGGCGTAGCTGGCGTACAACCGAGAAAATATTCATGTCCTGTTGGCGAAACCATGGTGATCACATCACAACTTCGCTGGAATGCAGCACTTTGGCATGGCTGGCTATACAGGCTATTTGGCAATGCAGCCAAACCCGAATACCAGATTTTAAGATCCATGTGGGACAACATTGGCGCTGTCAGGTCTGATGGTTTCCATGATTTATTCATCGTTTGCAAGCGTATGAGTGCCACTGAATACGACGTCATTTTTACAGTTGGCTTGTCGCAGGCATACAAGGTGAATGTCAAAGATAATCCAACCAGTGACAGGCAATTTCGCTACGCAGATTTTGTTCCATCCCAACATATTGACGATCCTACCCTCTCATTTGGTGAACAGTTCCGACTACCGTTGGCCATTCACATTATGAAAGAGATGGGCTTCACGCGGTCTGAGCGTCTATTGGCGGAGTCCCTGACCATTACTGTGATCCTGGTTCAGAAAGAACATCGACAGTGGTATGAGCAAAAGTTTTGGGGGTTTTTCTTCCTGGTGGTGACACTCATCCTGATCGCCTATGGCCAGGTTTGGATCGCAGAATGGCTAATTCCAATTGTTGGGGAATTCCTGGCGAATGCCATTCTGGTTTTGACTATCTCTGTTACATTTAGTTTGGCTAGCGCTTCTTTGCCCAGTGAGATGATGCTGTTTTTTGCTGTGGCTTTCGCCATTGTTTCAATTGCTCAAATGGCGCAAAGCGCTAGTGGTGGTCAATTCAAGTTCAATTGGCAAACCATCAAGTCGATGGGGTGGGCAACAGCCGTTGATATGCTGAATACCGTAATGGGCGTCCTGCAGTCGATGCAGCAATATATCCTTGAAGGCCAGATGAAGGAATTCCAGGAAGAAATGAACCTGGAATACGCGAGTCTCAAGGAAAAGCAGGAAGAATTAGAACGCTTGTGGGATGAATTGGGATCCAGTCCGATTGATGCCATTAGTTTGGTGAAGCGTAGTTACATTACACGCCCGTTGGAAACGCCAAGTGAGTATTACAACCGCACGCTGAGCAAGAATCCAGGTGTATTGGCACTGGAGATGCCTAGTAAATTTCATGCATTGGCTCGCCGCTTGCCACAAACAGCGGGAGAACCCACAATTGTGGATAATCTTTTTGACCGACTATACGAGATGAGGCTTTCAAATGGCTGATTGGTGGGACACATCATTCCTGAACCCGATGAACAACATTGGAAATAATTCGCTGCTGGGGCAGCCTACCGGTGGTCTGTTTAATAATGGCAACCAGTTTTCAATGAATTATTTACAACAACCACAACCCTTCCAGATGGGCAATCAATATCTGCAGCCCAATCAAGGATTAGGGCAGTTCAATACGCCCAATGCCAACATTATGGATTCATTGGCTGCCAACATGAATTATTTAGATGGCCAAGGCGGCTGGTCCGATAAGATTGGTGGCTTCTTTGATACCCACAGGAGCAGTATAGGTGCTGGACTTGGTTTGGGCCAATTGGTACTGAGCCTTGCCGGTTATCTGGGCAGTCGAGATGATGCGGATCGAGCATTCAAGCTGTATGGCCAGGATCGGCAAGATCGCATGACAGGCTATAACAATGACCTGTCCATGACTTTAGCCGGATATGCTGATCAACAGGTAGCACGACAGGCTTATGGTGGGGGCGGTGGCCTGTACGAAAGCCCCGAAGAGTACAACAAGAAATTGAACTTGCGTTACCTTAGCTAAGGTAAGGATTTGACTATGGCTATCAAGCGCCCTGAATTACCCAAACCAAGCAATTTTGCCCAGTCACTGTTGGAGCGTGCCACGCTCCGCGAACGGGGCAGCATGAATCAGTTTGGCCAGGATGTCTCTGCTTTGCGCAATTTGCTGGAACAGAACTCACAGGAGCGCTTTGGTCAGCGTTTTGGTGAACAGGTGGCTGGCACTAATTTCGAGAATGCTGATGCAGTCCAGAGGTTGCGCCAGACCGTAATGGGAGATGCCTTAGCTAAAGGATTGGATCCCACATCTTTTGTGAACATGATTTCGGGCCAACGCACCAGTGCGCTTCAAGAGCAGGCTCGGGAAGAAGAATTGTTTTCCAAGGAGCTGGCTCAGAAAGCTTTCGCAAATCCAGCAGAGGCCAGACAGCTATTGTCCACTGCTGATCCCAGGATGCTTACTGCAGAAGGTATGCAGTTGCTTAGGGGTGCTGATGCCGAGTATCGGACTGAATTGACCCAGCAAGGCGTGCTTGATGCTACTCGTGGTATTTGGGCAGCTCCCACTTTGGAAGAAGCCAGGAAGTATCTACAGAACTTTAATCCGAATGCAGAAGGCGATGAAGGTGCCATAGCTAAATCGGCGCATGATGCTTTCACTGCACGTAGCCAGCGTGAAGCAGCTATGCGCCAAGCTCGTGCGGCAGAAAAACCCACACGTGAAGAAGAAATACGGCCTTTAGTTACTAAAGTGGAAGGCATGTATTCCCAGTTCTATGAGCCTGTGCTTCAGGCCCGCATAGCGAAGGCGGACCAAATCGTACGGCAGACTATGCCAAATGCAACTGAAGGTGAAATTGAATTAGCTAAACGTCAGAAGCTTCATCGTTGGGAAAATAACCTTGATTCAGAAGAGCTGAATTCTGCAGAGTTGTTGTTTGATGAAGGCAACATGCGAAAGCTGCGTCAAATGTTCAGGGCGGAAGGTGGCACGGACGCTGAGTTTGATGAATTTACACGGCCTGGACGGCATGGCGTCCAACTCAGGGAAGCTCTGCAAAGTGAAGTTGACGCTGCCGAGACCCGCAGAAAGAACTATCGCCAGCTTGGTGATGCTCGAATGGAGTCAATTGATAGAGCTCCGCTTCAAGGTTTTGAATTCACGGCAAGTGGTTTGGTGCCAGTGCAGTTTGAGGATGACATTAAAAGCTCTGGCACTGTACCAGAGATCATCAGTCGCTTTATGCAAGAGGCTGCTGATCCAGCCAGTGGTAATTACGGCTTTTCGGCTAAAGCATTTGACGACGATGCCGTTCAGGGCGTACTGAAGGGATACAAAGATTTCAACCCAAGCATTACTAGACGAGGTTTGGAAATTGCCTGGGATGGTAAGAAATTCGATGCGGATAAACTGGCAGAATTTAGTGCCATTATTAAAAAATACCTGCCTACAGACGCTTTTTTGGATGCCACAATGGCTCAGTACCAGCAGGCAAAAGCAGGTGGCGGTTCATTACAGACTGTGAGCTTTATGCCAGCAGCCTATGACAGGATGGATGCTGATGAAAAAGCGATCTTTGATGAAGCTTTTAGTGGGCCTAACGTAACCGAAGGAAGTGACGCTCAAACCGGACAAGCACTGAATAATCTGGATAAGCTTACGGAAGCGGTTGAAGTAAAACAGACCAGCACACGTGGAATGGTAAATGACATTGCCAGTGATATCACACTTTTGTCCCAAGCAGATCAAGACGAATTTGCTTCTATAACCACAGAATATTCCAACCTGCTGGGTGCCAGACAAGAAGCAGAGGTTGGTTTTTGGAAAGGCGTATGGGACACAGTTGATGATGCAACGTTGATGCCGTGGGAGGATGAATTTAGTTGGGATGCGGCATTCTCAGCTGCACTTCCTTTTGGTAAAGATAACAGTGAGTTGATTGGTAGAGGCCAGTTATCTGCCAACTTACAAGCAGGAAAACGTAATCCCGAAGCAAAACAAAAAATGATTGCTGTACAAAGGCAATTTGAGTCCTTGGAATCAAGACTCGAAGCTCTCAGGAAGAAGCTACAAAAAGCACGATTGAGACGGGCCGCGACAGAATAGGCTAAACAACAATGAGTGATTTCATTGGTAGACTAAAGCGAGCTCGTACGCTTGGTGAGCAGAAAGTACAACAGCTGGATGAACGTTTAGCTGAAAAGCGCTCGCGTCTGGATCCGGAAGAAGCGGGTTGGGAAGATGTACCCGATAATCAGTTCCAGATTGTTGATGGCGATACTGCATTCAATCCAGCCAATAATGAATATTTTCGTATTGCCTTCCCCGGCATGCGTACAGCTAATACGTTTGAATCCCGACCAGAAGTTTACGAACGTGATCCAGAATTATTTCAACGTCACCGTTTAGCACTGGCCAATATCAAAGGTTGGCATCCTGATCGGGTAAGCATTGAGCACTTAGTTGAAGAAGGTAGAAGTGCCAAGTTTCGTATTGGGCAGGATTTGGGAGAGCAGATCCGTAACGGACAGCTACAAGCTCGCAGAATGGGTCGAGCAGCTGATGGACGTACTTTGCTTGAAGTACGTAATAAACAGGCACCCAATGAGTGGCGTGATTTTTATACGGGACAAGATGAGAATGCCGATTATTGGACTAAGTTTAATTCCAGAAAAATTCTTGAAGATTTAGGAAAGCAGGATCTACCCGACCAACATCGCAAAGGCGAACGCAGCTTTGGCGAGTTAGCTACGGATCTACCATCACAAGCGCTGACTGGCACTATGAGCCTTGGTTTAGCTGGTGCACAGTTCGGGGCAAATGCTCTTGGCTTGAACAACATCGAAGGTGTTAATGAAGCTTTTGCTGATGCCAATGATGCAGTTGAACGTCTGAAAAAATCCATGACCAGCGATGCGTCACAGTATCGCTCCCGTATGTTCGATAAGCAGCGTGAACGAGCTAAGCAAATGGCTCCTATGCGGGAACAGATGTATCGCCAGAATGGGTTGACCGAGCGGCAAGCACGGGTAGCCGCCGGACTGGATGAATATAAAGATGCAATGACGGCTATTGGCAAGGAACCAGGAGCTATCCTGGATCTTGCTGCAGAATCATTACCCTCTATGTTTGCTGTAGGTATTGGCGGCATTGCAGGTCGTGCAGTGGCCATGCGTGCAGCTTCCAAAGCTGTATTGAATGATCTCAAAAAACGTCCTTTCTCCCTGCCCAAACTGACGGCTCGTGCTGAAGATGTGGGCAAAGACAAATTTAGCAGGGCAAACCGAGCACGATTGGCTGAAACAAAGAAAGACATCCGGGAAGGTTTGTACGATAAAGATGGCAAGCTAGACATAGATGCAGCAAAGAAAGCTGCGCATAACGCAGCCATGGATTTCTACAAAGACACGGAAGCCGGCAAAAACATCATCAAATGGGTCAGTAGGTCTACTGGTATAGCTGGCATTGGTGTGACAGAAACTGTTGGTAACGTCGCCGATGCATATAACTCAGTCATGACCATGCCTGTGGATCAGTTGATGCAGTCAGAACGCTTTCAGGCACTGGTTATAGATCAGGGTCTGACAGTAGACGAAGCCAGACAACAAATGGCTGATCAAGTAGCCAGTGAAATTGGCACTAATACATTCTTGCTGGCAACGGCTACTGCTGCAGCATTTGGTACTGGCGCCTTTGAAGGTAAGCTGTTCCAGTTCAAGACCAATCCATTTGCGAAGGAGGTCGTTGGAGAAGTTGCCGAAGAGGGTGTGGAACAGGCAGCCAAGACCAGTTTAGGGGCACGTCTGAAATCAGCGCTATCACTGAAGTCTGCTAAAGAAGCGACCAAGAAAGCCACGAAGGCTACAGGTGAAGCGGTCAAGAAAACACCATCATTGGCCAAAACTGCTGCTAAGGTGCAAGCCAGTGCTGGCGTACGTGTTGCTGGTCGTTCCTTGGGCGCAGGTGGCCAAGAGTTTATTGAAGAAACAGCTCAGTCAGGTGGTGGCACATACATTACACAAGCGGCCATGGAGCCCATTACGGGTGAAGCACCCCGATTGGGTGCAGCCTGGGATGCAGCACAAGGTGGTGCAGCAGGTCTGGTGACTGGTGTCTCGATGTCAGGCATTTCTGGCACCATCAAAGAAACCATCAAGAAAGCCGAACAAGCCCGCAGGGGCACACCCGATACTGTTGGATCAGGCACTATTCGTGATATCAGTGGTGTCCCGGGCGGTAGCAGTAATAATGCCAATCTTGTAATACGTGAAGAATTTGCAGAGGATGATTATGACGCAGTAGGTGCAGCAGAGGCTGCCTACGAAGAGCTGGGCGATACTACTGCTGAAGACGCTCCGGCACGCTACCAAAACTATGCTGTAGCACGTGCTAAAGGTGCAGTTGCTGAGAGCGCTCTTGTGACTCAGATCACCGAAGAGCAGGACCCCAATAAGAAGAAAGAACTGGTAACTAAACTGCAGCAAGTACGTGCTGCCAATCAGCAAGCAGATTCCAATTTTCAGGAAATGGTTCAACGTGAGCTGGGCGATATTGCGCCTCGGGCACGTGACGGTAATCTGACCGAAGATGACCTGAATACCATTGAGCAAGTGGCCGGTCGTGGCGCCATTCTGAATGAATTATTCCAAAGCACCAACCTACCCGAGCCAGTACGTGCCGCAATCCAGGCGGCATCAGATATTTATAACCTGATCCGAAATGAAACCAATCCCAGCAGCCTGTACAACCAGGTGAAAAAGCAGGCTTTGGTTATTGCTGAAAAAGATGGGCTCGAAGGCGAAGAAGCAAATAGCGTTGCTGAAGCACTGACGGAGAACTTGGTTGGTACCGGTCTGAGTGTATTCAACGACAGCGACGGCAACACCGTCAGTCGTGCTGGATTGGCAAGAGCCTGGAATCACGCACAGGAATTTTTGCGTGCAGGTATGCCGGAAGAAGCCAAGGCTTTGGTGAACGAAAGACTTGATGCGCTGGCAGCAAATCTCTCACTTGATGAAGACACAATCAATGAAATCAGAGACAAGTTCAACCAGCGTGTAGACAATGACCAGCAGATCAAGGAAGCAATCAAACAAGGCCCGGTAAAACCAGATGCCACACAAGCAGCAGGGGAGCAGGGAAAGGCGGCTGCAGCAACGCAAACAGGTGAGGCTACCCCAGAAGGTGCCCAGACGCCCAGAGCCGCTGAGAGCGGCCCACAGCGGCCAGAGTTTACCAGCACCAATAAGCAGGAGTGGAATGATTACTTGGCCCAAGTGCCGGATGAAGAGCTGGCACAGCTGAACAAAGACGTACGGGCAGCGGCAGGACGTAACAATGGGCAGGATGTAAGCGTAGCGCAACAGGCTATCAAAGAGGCTATTCTGGCTCGGAACAAAGCAAGCCAAGCTACGCCACGGCCGGGCCCTGAGCCTGAGCCTGAGCCTGAGCCTGAAGCTGAAGTTGAAGCTGAAGGAGGGTTGACCCCAGAACAGGAAGAGAACGAGCCAATTCTCAGCGGAGCCGAGATGCTCATCAACGATGACCCGCAATCTGATTTGGGTCAAAGTTATGTTGAACAACTGAGTGAAATCGAAGATCAACTGACAGAGGATCAGCAGGCACGCCTACAGACATTACGCGAGAAGATATCTGCAGCTGAGCCCGAGCCGGCGCAGCCGGCCGGGCCAGCTGCTGAAGAAGTAGAAGAAGAAGAAACCGGAGATGAAACTGCAGAAATTATCGGCAGAGAAGCCAAAGCCGCAAAGCAGGAAGTTGAACAGAACCTGGTATCGGCTTCCGTGTTCTTCCTGGATCCATTGAGCTCATTGATTCAGCGTTTGGAAATGGACGGCACAGACGTGCTGGATAAATACAGCGCATCACCAGCAACTCCTGTAAACGACATTGTGGGGCAGGTACTGGAAGATGGTGCTGGAATGAATTTTGGTACATTTGCTGAGATGCCTGAAATAGCTGGCAATGTACAGGTAATTGCACGCAGTATGTCGCGGGATAATTCAGCGATCCAGAATTCCGCCAATGTAGTGACCAAGCTGCAGCAATTGCTATCTGCATTTCAGGATGATGTAAAACTGTACTATGAACGCAATCGCAACAAGCTGGGCACATCTGCAGAAAACCGCAGTGCCAGTGATTGGATGCGGGTGACACGTGGGGCAGAAGGTTTTACTTCATTGGATTTCGCTGACCAACTGACACAAGGCCAGATTGGTGAAATAGAAAATACAGTGAATTCAGTGACAGGTCTGGCCGATGTGGACACAACCCCTGTCGAAGGTATCCGAGATCCACAGCAAAAGGCAGCAGCTGCACTAGCAAAATTGAAGAAATTCAATGAGCTATGCAAAAAATAACAGGACTTACTTATGCCCTTAGTTTGTAGCATCAAAGGCAGAACTGCCGAACAGACCCTGAAGCGAATTCGCAGTGGCGAATTACAGGCTGTTAAACATATCACTGACGCGATGCGGGAAGCTCGTGAAGGTATGTATGACGGGGCAGGTTATCCAGCTGAAAAATTATTGAAGATTTTTACCATGCCTGAGAATGCCATCAGGCAAGAGGTCTATCAGACCTTGGCTCCATACGCCTGGATGGCCCTGGATACCGAGATCGATAACAGTATCCATGAACTCATCGAAAACCGTGACACGACCTTGGATGAGATTATTGAGCGGGTAGATGCAATTGCTCGGGATGAAAACCTGACTCTGGATACCCGACTGAGTAATATCCGCACTGCAATGTTTGGCCGGTTGGCCAAATTTACCCAGGAAACGGGTAAGCGTCCTAGTCCCAAAGCACTGAACCTGGCACAAGGCACATCGGTTGCGTACATTGAATCCGTATTTTTGAATAAAGATTCCAAGTCCAAGTTGGATGAGGCCCGCAATAAAAAACCTGTAGTGGATCATTTGTGGGATATTTTTGAGTCTCGATCAGAAGATAAAACCAATAGCATATTTGCATTGCAGGCCAATGCCATGGGCCTGTTTGAGACTTTGTTGGGTCAAGGTCTGCTCTGGGATGTCGAGTTGGGTGAGATTGGCGCCAGTGGTGACGCATTCAAAGCAGCTGCATATCGCTATCTGGATTACCACAAGAAATTTGTAAATGCCCTGCGTAAAGCAATGGGTCCATATGACCCTACGAAATCCAAGACAGCGCAGCATCCTTTATACAATAAAGGACAGAATTTTGATGAGCGGCTTCGGGAAGACCCATCATTTTTTCTACGCAATCCTATTACTGGTGAAATGCCGGCCAATGTTGAAGGTGCGTTGTCTGCAGCTGTATTTTGGTACGCCTCAAATATTATTGGTCGCACGCTCTATCTGAACCCACGCGAAGTCAATCGCAGATTGGGCAGGCGCCTGGATCACCCAGTTAGTGAGGATGAAATGACCAACCCTGAAATTCAGGGTGAGTCAGAAGAAGTCGCACGTCAGATGATTGGCAACATGGCCTGGAAAGCATTAGGCATGTACCACGACCGCAGCGTGCCGGGACACCACGAAGAATTGATTAAGATGGCGCTGGGCCAATGGGGATTGGAAACCTTGGCTGAGTTGGGCGTTATTAAACCGGAAAATGTACTGGTAGATCTGGCTGAAGTAACGGGTTCTCAGATCGCCGAATCAACCAAGGTACGATTGATCCAGTTGGAGCGCGTAGAGCGGGAGGACAGCGGTACATACAACGAAGAAACCGGGATCCTTGAGGATTTTGAATACGATCCACCACCGCTATACAGACAGATGCTGGATACCTATTGGGCGTTGCGCAACAAAGGTGATACCAGCCCCAAGAATAATAACGAACAAGAAGTTAAAGGCCATCTGCTGGGTCGTCTTTTTGGTTGGGGTAGTGATACCTCTTTGCCTATTTTGGCTGATGGGAATAGCGAAAAACCGGTTACTTCACCTAAGTTGTCCAGCGGCAATAACAGCGTGCCGCAGGTTATGGCAGATGCTGCTACTGTACATGCGCAGCGGGAACAAAAGTTCAACACAGTAGGTATGCATGTGATGAACTTGATTGGTGTTGTACCGTTTTTGAATCTCTACACCAAGTACGAATCCAATCGCAACAAGATCCACAAGGACAAACGTCAAGGCGCTATTGATCGGAATACACAGTTGCGAGCTGACGTCAATTTCATGAAGCGTTGGTTTGCTGTTGCCAAAGATCAGGGTTTTTACATTCCAAACCGTTTTCTCAATAACTGGCGTAACCATGAGGACTCCAGACTCAGTCGCCAGATGAGCAAGATCCACCGTGCATTTGTACAACCGGCAGAAACAGCGTATGTGATTAAAGCCGGTCAGGCAGGCCAGACTGAAAAGGAATTCCTAGTAGCCGTTGCGGAAAAGATTGGAATTTCGCTGAGAAAAGATCAGGTACCCCGGGGGGAACGTCCAGTTAAGTTTGATCCTGAAGCTTTGGAGACCTGGGATCAGGCCTATGAGCAGGCTCAGCTATATCTGAATCAACCCATTCTGAAATCAGATGGGACAACCAGCCGTCTGATCGTTGAGGTTGCTGAAGTACTGGGACGGTTATCTGATCCCACTCGCACCCATCGTGCCACTGCACAGGAATTAAAATTACTACAGGAGCTCAACTACAACGACCACGAGATTGAAGCTGAAGGCTTCATAGCGTTGATGAATTATGGGCGTTATTTGACTGCGCCCAAGGGCACTGAAATCGAAGTGTTCCAACCGGTCCAGTTTGATGCCAAAGGCGCCGGTTTGAATTGGCAGCTATCGCAGCTGATTACACTAGATACCTATGATGAGTCCCTGAATAAACTGGCCACTGGCGGCTACAAGATCAATGACGAACAAGTCTTTGATCTAGACACGCGGCAAATGTCTACCATGAAGTATCTGGATCAGACTACAGACGCGTATGAGCGTCTGCGTGATGCCCGTGTTACGTACACAACAAGTGTGGCGCAAGGCAAGACACCCGTGGTAGTGGGCACTACCATTGAATTCCAAGAAACGGACCTACGCATCACAGCGTTGACCCGTAACGTGGAAATTTCCAAACAAAACTTCCTGGATATACAAAGCCATACACGTCCCTGGGAGAGCATATTCCGCACATCCAAAGCCAAGTACGAAGAAGACTTGGCAGATTTACGGGCTGCTTACGCAGTTACGCTGACTGATGCAAATGGCAAAACCTTGCACCAGACACTGCAGGAACTGGATTTGTTACCCAGTGATGCCAGCAAATCCCGTGAGCTGGTTAAGCATGTAGCCATGATCAAGGCCTACTTTGCCGGTGAAATTTCATTGGAGCAACGGCATATTGAGGATTTGTTCGATACGATCCGCAGCATGCTTGCCGAACAAGGCACTATTGATGAAGCGGCTCAATTCCTAAGTATTCTGGTGCGTGCCGTACGCTTGGCAAATGCCATTGATATCAAGATTGATCCCGAATTCCGTAACCTGCCGGGCTATGAAGTAGGTTTGACGGATGCAACTGTGATGGAACAAAAGTTAGGTGAAGCGCTGAAATCACTTAAGCCTGGCCAGCGTGTAGGCGCAGAGATCAGCTTTAACGATACCGACATATTCACGCATAACTTCAAATCCAGATTGATGTCTGCATTGCGTATGACCTATGGTTCTTCGTTACGTTATGCATTGCGCATTGAGAATCTGAACCAGGATGCCGTACGTAAATTCATGAGTGAAGCCGTAAACATTATGGCCATCATCATACGACCGGTACTGGATCAAAAAATTAAAGAACAAAAAATGCTGGGACTGGATGTAGGTCCAGCTGAAATTAACCAGATTGTACGCAGCATGATCAAAGGCGGAATCTGGCCCACATTGCAGACGCACCTTTCCCATAATGCAGAAACTGGATTGGATGCCATGAGTTGGGATTTTGAAGCACTTGACGATGTGGCCTTCAAAATTGCACGTGAGCCTTCTGAGCGGGTCAAGAAAAACAGCGTCAAGGACAATGTTCGTATGCTGATGCCACAAGGGCGTGGCGGCATTGCAGCTAATGTGCGCCTAAATCAGGCACTGAGTGACGCTGTAGTTATGATCCTGGTTGCTGAAAAGGTGCCCTTGATCAGCACCCTTGACGGTGGCATCACGTCACCCAAATTGGTGGGTGAAGCAGTACGTCTGGCAAATGAATACAGTGCTTCTTCGATGTTGGAAAACAACATCATGGAGAATCTGTTCAATGAGCTCGCCAAGACATTGGTTATTTTGCGGGACGACAATACACTATTGCCACCGGATGTACGCAAGGTGGTCAAGGCCCGTTTACATGATGCTTTGTCACGTGACTACACACCAGAACCCTCAGTAAGTTTGCTGGATACCTGGCTGGGTCGATTTGAAGGTGTAGTGACCCAGGTTAAGAAAGCCAGAGAGCAGGCATTTTTCAGTGGGATACCGGTTCAATTCGGTAACTTTGTTTATCGAGGCGGTGAGATCACACACCAAAAGAAAGGTGTGGAATCCAATGAAAAAACGCCACTGGGTTTGCTGCAAGCAGAAATGGCAGCCAATCGCGGTCAAACTGTTGTTGGCTTGAAGGCGGTTACAGATGCATTCCTTAAATCCATGGAATCGTTTGAAACTCGCTATCGTGAGTTTGATGTCAAGCGGTTGGCTTATGGATTAAGCACCAATACCGAGTCACAGATGTTGCGTGGCATTCTGAGTCGCAGCAATAACGCTGGTGGCGCCAAAGAAGTCACACTACAAGAATTGCTGGAGGTTATGACGGATGCCAGCAATAACGTAGGTCGGCCATTAACACATTCAATCATGCAAAACCTGGCTCGCTACGCCAAGGTATTCAATGCCAATGAAATCCGTGTGCGCTGGACAGATGCCCTGCTGCGGGATCCGGATAACCCCGCTAACCTGGTTTACGCTGAGTTCGATCCTAAAGCCAATGGCGGCAAAGGTATTATTCGTATTTCAGGTCCTTACTACACGGACAACAGCAACCCTGATATGGATCTGTGGCAAGCCGTCACACACGAGATGGCACATGGCGTATTGCAGCGTAAGTTCGAGCAGATGTTTTCTGATGAGAACCTGGCTGAGAACGAACCACAGGTACAGGCATGGCTAGGTCGACAGATGTGGGCACTCAAGCAGCTCAAAAATGTCACCAGCATGCAATTGCCAATACAACGCATTGCAGAAGCAGCGAACAGCAAAAACCTCCGTAAGTTTATGCAGAACGAGGCCAACCGGGATTCAGTCATCAAGGGTCTGTCTGAGTTTTATGCCTGGAGTCTGACCTCCAAGGAGAAGATCCCAGAGAGTCTGCAAGAAACTCTGTCATTGCCGGATCTGAATACACAGGCCAAGCTGGGTTTGAATGCGTTGATCCAACAGGATCGACGTAACCGACGACAGGAACAGCAAGATGCACAAGGTGCTGCCACCCTGGTCGGACTGTTATCCATGCCGGGTGTAGACGTGGTTCAGAGTGAAGAGCTGCAGCGGCGCACTGAAGACATTCGTAAGCCTGGCCAGGAAGGTAATCCGCAAAGTTCATCCACTCCTACTTATGGAGATCCACGCATAGATGGTGTAGAAGGTGCGGGTGAGACTGATCTGAACTTAAAAGAATTTATCACCAGCTTTTACAATCGCACTACGGCAGATCAAGTGCAGTATGTGTTTGATGTACTCAGTGAACGAGAGCAAGGTGAAACTAGTCCTGAACACCAACGTCAGCTGAAAAGCATTATCCAACGCTTCATCATTCCGGGTATTCGCTCCATTGGTTGGGTTGAAACTCGTCTAATGGACAAAATGCCAACCGCCCGGCATGGTGGTGCTTATGCCTATGATAATGACACATTGGGTAAAGGCACAGTTTATCTGGGTGCCGCTGGTAACCAGCTCACATCTAATGCGTACATGTCGCTGGAAGAAATCGCAGCGCATGAATATCTGCATGCCATTATCAAATTTGCACTACGTAACAACATTCATTTCCGTACAGAACTGCAGCGTCTGTTTCAATTGGCTAAGGATAATCTGACCTGGGAAAACTTAATGCCCCCGGCGGATCAGATTGTTGGTGATCCCAAAATTGCCGAGGAAGCGGCTAAGCGCAGGTGGGACTATATCTTTGAAGGCATGGGTCCGAATCCGCTGGAAGATTTCATGGCTATCGGGTTGACCAATGAACCGCTCTCCAATGCATTGAAAACCCTGGATCAGGCAAAGTTGAAGAACAAACCACTCATAGAGGGTACGTTCTCCGAACGCTTGCGTAATTTGTTGACGCGGATGTTGGAATGGTTAGCCGGCCTAAAAATGAAAACCAATCAGGGTTCAGTGTATACCGGGCTGGAGCAACTGACACTGGAGATTGTCAAATACAACACTCAGACAGCCCAGAAGATTCAGCGACGTCAGATGGGTAAACGTCCCCTTCTGGACCGCCTGAACACGGCTACAGGCGATCTGATCGATACAGTAACCCGCAAGCCAATCAAACGTCTGTTGGACCGTCAGCAGGGCGACAATTGGCGGAGCAATGGTTTACGTGGTGCCGTAGGCAAAGTAGCTAGCGAATACATGTCTGAACGCAGGAAGCATATCGAGCAGGCCATGGATGAGTGGTACCGAGGTATTGGTGGTGTCAAGAACAATGCTTTGTTTGAGATCATGGAAGAGTTTAAGCCGTACGATCCAGACAAGCGCAAGTGGTACCACGTGTTGCGCATGTCTGATCACGAGATTGAACAAGCCAGACGCCGTATGGCTGAAGACATTCGGCGCTTTATCATGGAGCATTTTGATAAGAAAAACTTCATGAACAAGGCTGAACGGGCAGCCATCACAACTGTGGTCATGCGGACCAACCTGCAGGTGTTGCTGGATACCAATGCACCTAACTACAGTGAGTTAATCAAACTGCTCAGTGATCCCCAGTATTTACAAGCAGCTATCCAAGCTGAATTACGTACGCTGAACAAGGCAGTGAATGGCAACCAGGAATTGTTCAGAACATTCTATAACCAGGCCGGCAATCTGGGGTATTTCAAAATCGATGGTGTAGAGCGGCTTGAAGGTCAAATGTTTAATGCCACCAACATCGTAAACCAGGTCCAGTACCATAAGAACGAACGGTTAAAGGTACCGCATAAGGAAGACGCCATTGCAAGCGTGGAGCGGTTGTCTGCACTGCATGCTATCGATTTGATGCAGCACAATGGATCCAACGATATCCAAAATGCCTTGCGTGTGTTTAATCATGAAATGGCCAGGGATGTTGATATCAATGGCTTTACCTGGTTGGTTGATCTGCATAGTGTCTATGTCGCCATGGAAAAGAAGCGGCTACACAATGACAAAGCAGAGACCATGGTTGATGGGCATGTGTATGAGCAATATGACGAAGAGAGCAGCGTGCGGATTGAGATCGACACGCCAGCCAACAGGGAAGCCTTGGCGAAAGAAGGCTTTTTCTGGGTAGCTGATTTCGAAGCGTCACCCAATGACCCCATCAAGGATAAGCGAGCTTGGTTCAAGAGTGCTCGTGGCATCAGTCTGCGCCAGCGTGGCGCCATATCAATTACCAGTGATGGTGATATTGGTCCGGACATGCGGGAAAACGTACGCCTGTCAGAGAAAGCCAGAAAACTGCATTTACGGGGACAGACACGCAGGCTGACCCAGCATTTGGATACACAGACCAAGAATGCGGCCAGGGCCCAACGTCATACCATCATGGTGCAGCGGGACTACAACGGACCCAAGTTGATGGCCCCAGTGGTCAATGAAGATGGTGAGGTTTACACCTACAAATACAATGTTCCAATGTCGATACGGGATAATGTGTTTGGTCGGGAGGATTACTTTGATCGGATCATGCCACGTCAGTTTGGCCACTTGGAAGATGTGGTTAAAAGTGAGGAGCATAACCGGAATATTGCCCGCATGTTGTTCGATGAGTATATCGCACTGAAAAACAATAAAGGCATACGCTTTGTACGCTATGGTGCGGACAGTACAGATCCGCGGATCCGAGAGACGTGGAACCTGTTGCCCAAAGCAATGAAAGAGGAAATGCGGCGTCGTTTTGGTGGGGATTATTTCTACATACGTGACGACATCACGAGTGCAGTGGTGGGATATCGTAAGCTGACCGTATCAGATGTAGCAGGCAAGCATGCCTTTGCTGTACGTACAGCTGAACGCATCGTGCAGGAGATCATGCAATGGACCAAATTGGATATCGCTATCCTGGATCCTACGGTAGCGGCAGCCAACATGGTCTCTAATATTGCTTTGCTACTGATGGCAGGCGTGCCCCCCGATTACATTATCAAGGAAGCAGCTGTAGCCATGCGAGGCGTGGCCCAGTATCGGAAGGATCTACGGGAACTGCGTAGAAAACAACTACAGACACAAATGGACATCGCCAAAGGCGGTACTGGCAGTCAGTACTTGGGTGATTTGAAGTTACTGGAACATCGCATTACACATAACCCAGTAAAGTCTTTGATGGATGAGGGTATTTTCACTACGATTGTCGAAGATCACGTGCCGGATGAAACATCCTTACGCAGTCGGGCTATTGAAGCTGTTGAAGACAAAATGGGTCGAGCCATTCATCCATACGCTGCACGAGCAGTGAATGAATTCTGGATGCTACCCGGATCTACTGGCTTTCAGGTGATGATTGCAGCGACCCAGTATGCTGACTTTGTCAGCCGACATATCATCTACCAATATGAGACCCAGGTACGTGGAGCATCACATGAAGATGCTCTGGACAAAGCTCTGGCTTACTTCATCTGGTATGACCTGCCGCAGAATATGTATCTGCAGTATGGCGGTGATATGGGAATGATCATGTTCAGTAAGTATTTCTTCAGGATTCAGCCTGTAGTTACCATGATCTTTGTGACCAATCCAGCCACAGCTACAGCTGTGATCTTGCTGCAGCCTATGCTAGCAGGGATGTTTCCGCAGCCCTTTGAGCAAGCTATGGGAGCCAACATCCAAGACTACTTAATGCTGGGTGGTTTTAATATCCAAGGGCGTTTACATATGTTCCCATTAATGGCAACAAGTGAACGTAACATATTGACACCTAACTTATTACAGGCAGTGATGTGGCCGATAGGTGGAATGCAATGAGATCAATGTGATACTATCCGCCATGCAAGGTTAGTAGGTTATCTCTGTGCCCTTTCCGAACAAGGGATTACGCCCCGCCGCCAGGCGGGGCTTTTTTATGCACAAAAAGAAGGGCTGCATTGCTGCAGCCCTTCCAGTACCTAACAGACGGGTTGGAACCTAACCCGGTGTCAGGATTCAGTTAACGTCTGGCTTCGGTAATCCCGTAGCACAGTCGTCATCACCATTGGTGACACGCAGTTCACAGGTAGCCGAGTTACTGGTTACCGTGCACGTCTGCGGGCCACCGGGGTCACCTACACAATCCGCACCAGCGGTATTGACCGGAGTGGTCACTACGACGGTTACCTGATCCATGAACGGGCAGGCATCTCCACTCGGGATGGACTGCGGATAGTAGAAGCCAGTGTAGCTGATGCACTGTCCAGCCGGGATGGTGGTGGCATCTGGATTCAGCGTGACTGAACCATCCGCTACTGCATCCGTGAGGCTGGTGAGTGTAAGATCAACTTCACCATCGTTACAGACTTGACCATCTACATTGACCCGGACTGCAAGCATGCTACCCATGTCTTCCACACCAACCTCACATTGCTTGTTGGCGTTCAGAGACGCATTGAACGTGCGAGCAGGGCACGTATCAGTCGCCGTAGCCGGATCAACCAAAGCACCGCCAAGACCTACAGCGGTAACAGTGACCGTATCCGTCGGAGCATTGATCGCACTCGCTTCCGAGAAGTAGAACACCAACGCTTCACCCGCATCCAGCGCGTACGTTGACGGGTCTGCGACGAGTGTTCCATTGGCCGTTGCGTCGGCAAGACTCGTTGCTGATGAGCAGTCATTAGCCGCGTCAAACCCGGCTGGCGTTTCGTACCACGTAAGGTCCGCCGGAACATAATTACCCATACCTCCGATGTTGTTCTGGAAGTCGCTGAGATACAGCGAACCAGAGCCGTCATTGTAATAGCAACCACGAACATCGTAGGTAATGTTCAGCGGCGTATCGTCCGTCAGGTCATCATTGGTGCAGACCTTGGAAGCCGCCACTGAGCAGACATCAAAGCCACCCAGCGCAAAGTCCTTGGCTGTGGATGTAAAGCTGGTCGAAGCACCTGTCGCTACCATGTAGCTGGAGAAGCACAGGTTGGCTCCGAAGAATGAGAACACATTGATACCACCTTCAAAGAACGTGGTCGGCGGGAACACCATGTCCGTGCCAGACTTCGGCGTGTACGGCCACGGGCTATCGGCGTCAATGAGGTTGGTGATGGCACATGCCCGACCACCGGAGCCGTCACAAGTAGACGCTTCCAGTGGTTGCAGAATGATGATGTTGTCTGCTGCGCAGGACAACGCCACGTCGGGTGTCCGGTCATCTTTATCGCAGTCAGGCCACCAAGCGTACACAGCGATCTCTGCTACGCGACCGCCGTTACTGAACTTGGACGCTACGTACAGATCGCCTTCCACGTGGTTGCCAAAGAACGTGCCGTCAGGATTTAATCCAACATCATCCTGCAGTAACCAAAACGCCAGTTCCGCATCACCATTGTCTGCGAATAGGTCGGCACCAAACATGACGACCTGTTCGCCGCTGACGATGTAATTGGCAGCATACGCATTGGTGATATTGGTTTTGTCGGGCGGAGGCGGAGAACCTTTCCACTTGTAGTTGGGAAAGTCCTCGGGAACCTTTGATCCGCCACCGGTGAAGATGGTATCCGGTGAACTGAAATCCTCGATGATGCCGGAAAAGGTAGTCTGGGCGCCGCCGCCCCCATACAGCGTATCCCAGTCGTCACCAGTTACAGCGGTGTCTTCAGCGTCACCGTCAAGTTCGAAAATACCCAGATCATCTACTGCTAAAAGCGGGGTACAGAATACCGCCGCTCCTAACAGCACGGCTGTTAAGAATCGCTTCATTGTCTCTCTCCTGCGCTGCTTGTGAACATCCCGCAGGTTTGCGGGGTCATTCTTAGCATAGCACGCGGAGAAAAAAAGAAGCCCCCAGTGAAAGGAGAATGCATACTCACCGGAGGCTAAGGTGCGGCCAATGAAGAGAAACCGCACTAGGGGTTGGTGGGGCAACTAACAGGAACTTGAGTATCTGTGCTAACAGTTACGGGTAAGTTTATGGTCCTGCTCGCTGCCCCGTCGATCAGAACTCAGCGCCTGCGACGAATGCAGGAATGTCCTTGGTGGCCGTGGGTTCATCGCCCCACTGACCCGGAAGGCGCTTCTCGTAGCCTTTCACAGGCTGCGCCGATCCAACGTCGATCTGGTGCGCCAGGTTCAATGCCACGCTGAAGGCGCGGGATTTGTACTGCGCCGTTTCGAAGTACGCATTCATGGCGTAGGCAATCCACTGCGGGTGGTTGGTGATCGTGTGGACGTAGGTACGCGGAATGGATACGCCGTTGTAGACCACTACGCCACCGTGTAGCTGACCGGCCATGACCGACACACCGACGAAGTGGTACTTGACGAACATGGCTTTCCACACTTCCTGCTCGGTCTGGTTGTACGGCCAGAACGGCCCCATGACGTAGGGCGGCTGCTCACTGCCGTCCATGTTGTGCATGTTCATGGTGGGCAGCATGACCCACTGGTCCAGCATCGCGTGACCAGCCATCGCAATGATCCGCTTGCTGACACCGTAGTGTTCAGCCACTGCATCAGGCTGCTCGATCCACAGGCGGGCGCTCTCCTGCCGCTTCTGCAGCAGGTGGCAACCGTAGTAGCGTTTCTTGCTAACGTTAAGACCCTGATGTACTGGGCCGCTGAAGTATTTGTTGAGAGTGGTCTGACTGGTCGGCAGTTCGACCGGCATCAGATCCAGTTGCTCGTAGCCTTCAGCGTTCTGCACCTCGACCGGCGAGAAGTCATCCGGCAGGGGCGGCGGTGGCGTGCGCTGGCCGGTGGCCGTATGGGCCTGGTTGTTGACGATGAACTCCAGTGCCGTGACCTGCTTCTGCCACTCGGGGTTATCGGGGTACTTCGCCGCCATGCGACGGGCGTGTTCTAGCATTGCTACGGTTTGGTTCGAGGCCATGATATCTCCTTAGATGATGCCCATTTTAATCCACCAGTACAGCAGCCACAGGACAACAAGGATGCTACAGGTGAGGATGATTTTGTCTTCTAAACGTCTCACGCAGCATAATTTACCACAGAATCAATCAGGTTCAGCTTGTTTGCGCTTGATTGTCGAGTACACGCCACTCTCAATATCTTCAATCTTTACTTCAGATTTGGGACGGATATCGAAATACAATTTGCCATTGCGTTCACCACTGATGTGAACTGTGCTGTCCTTGTACTTGCGTTGTTCAAAGGAACCATCAGGATAATTCAGAATAATCTTGTCATTCCGCTTGGTAACAATAGGTGGTTCGTCAGCATGAGCAGACAGGCTGGAAATCATCATGGCAAACAGAACCATCATAACGATGAGGATCAGGGCCAGCCAGGTCAGGTTAATGTGCCCATCCAGCCAACGCTCCCACTTGGCGGAGCACTGCCCGCACCATGGGCAGCTGCCGTTATCACGGACATTGATGGAGCGACGATGGCAATGCGTGCACGTGCTATCCCAGTTCGGGTTCATTTTGAGCTTCCTTCTCGCGTTTGATCAGGTCAGCCAGCCGGGTGGGAATGACGATGTTGTCGTTACAGCTGGGACAGCAGACGCCATGATCCTTGGCTGGGGCAGGGTTGTTCTTTTCGTAAAGGGTGTACAGGACGGTACCACAGAAGACACAAGGTTCAGGTTGGGACATCATCGACAGGCTCCTCGATGGATTAATGCAACAGCTGTAATAGAAGATGGGATCATTATGCAAAGTAAGGACACAACGACCCATTCCGGTATTGAAATGCCAAATGCCTTGAGTACAAGGAAAGCAGCAGTGGCTCCGAAAGCCATCCAAGACAATGTTTTGGCGACCCAGATAATACGATCAATCGTCTTGGTCTGCATCGTCAGGCTCCTCGTCAGATATGCCAGGTTGGTTTATCAGTAGCTGGTTCAGGTCGTGGATAGGAAGGATATAACAACCTGTGTCGCCCTGGATGGACTGCCAACGGCTTGACAGTTCGATCAGGTCAGTCAGCAACTCGGCGTACTGTTGGTTACGCTCTCGCAGTTGATACAGGGCATTGCCTGCAATATCGCCGATCTCCACGGCAGAGTGTGGTTTACTCGTTGTCATCTGGGTTCCAATAATTGTCTAATGCCGCTGGGTAACTTTCGGTTTGTACTACCCATACAATATCAACGTCAGGCTCAGCGTCGAGGCACTGCTCTTCGGCGTGGTCGTTGTCTTCGGCATGGCATGCGAATCCCATTGGGTTATCGCCGGGAGCACACAGCTTGGTTTTGTACAGCACGATGTAATTATTCATCTTCATCTCCCAGCGCAGGTGGCGTCCAGCCCAGTTCAATCAGCTTGTTGTGGATGGCGCTTTCTTTCATGGCAGGGGACAAGTTGTATTCAACAGTGACGGTTTGTCCAGAACGAATGGCTTTCAGTTCTGCTTCCAGTTTATCGATGCATTCAGCGGCTTTTTTCAGAACATCCCATCCCGGTTGATTCTTGTCCCCGATTGCATACAGCGCCAATAATCTTTTCTTTAGAGCACTCATTCTTCACCCTCCAGGGCCGCTTCAAGTCTTTCCAGGTAAGAACCAACAACCGTTACACCATGCCCGATAGCCGCGTTTCCGAGGCGGGTATCTTCCCCCATCTCATCGGTTATTTCCCGAACCTTATCCAGCTTCGCTTCCAGTTCAGCATTCCGCGTATCCAGTACTGCCACCTGTTCGCATATATCGTCCAGTGCTTTATCCAGTTCAGCGATGCGTTCCGTCAAACGGTTCAATTCTTTAACGGAATTTACGCGGCGTGAGGACATCGGACGGAAACAGTATTGAGTCTTCCAATATTGCTTGTAAGTTTTTGCTGGATTGATAAAGTCACTCATCGGTCAGTTCCTCCAGCATAAAAGCAGGAATGCTGTGGGTTTCAGCAACATAGGAAATTAGTGCCCTATGTTTGCGTGTCCACTCACGAACGTTCCGTTTGTCTTGTTCCAGTTCAGCGATGCGACACTGTGGGCAAAAGTCGGGCGGTGCATAGCTGACTTTATGCTCGCACCCACTTCGGATCAGTTTGTCACTCATCTTCATCTCCAAGTGTCCGTTCAATCAGGGCGTGAAGTTCGTTATTCTTGTGTAGGAAAACATCTGCATAAACCTCTTGCAGCACAGCCTCCAGTTCAGCGATGCGTTTTTTATCTTCCTTCCACTCTCGCAAGTTGCGTTCATGGGTTTTGATCAGGCGCTTTTTCTGCTTTTTCAGTTCAGCGATGTGTTCCAGCAGGACGTCCATCTGTTCGCATATATCATCCAACGTTTTATCCAGTTCTACGATGCGCTGATCTACTTCCTCTACATCGTACCAATCACCATCATCATCCTGGTGGTTTAACGCTGGCAGTTCTTCGCCCATATCGGTGAGGCAGTAGCATCTAAATTTCGTCAGGTTTCTCATCATCAAAGTCCAACAGGCTCAACGCACGTTTGAGCATTTTGTTTTCAGTTTCCAGTTCAGCGATGCGGCAATCTGGACAGTTATCAATCCAGCCTTCTGCCATGTGTTCACACCATTTTCGCTCACTCATCTTCATCTTCCAGTGCAGATTGCAGTTCGCCAGTTGCTTGCTCAACTGCGGAATATGGGCCGACGTGCCATGTACGCCTCCGTAGACTAATAATCTTTTCTCGCACCCTGCCTATCTTGTTCTTTTCTGCTGCCAGCAGCTTCAAAGCACGGCCTGCGTCATCACGATTTCGCTGAATGCATTCGGCTGGGGTTTCGCCGTCCTTGAGGTACGGCTTGCAGGCTTCCAGTTCAGCGACTTTACGCAGCGCTTCACCCTCCGCTTTAATTGCTGCGTGTTCGCTGTCTTTGTATTCGTTCAGCAGGTTTTGTAGTTCAGAGATGCGGTCAAATGCTTTTTTTAGCTCGATGTCACGGAGCTTGATAATCCGTACAAGGTCGTTGATCTTGGCGATTAGTGGTTCATTTTGTTTTTCCTTCATCAGTCACGGTCCTGTTGTTGTGGCATCCTGACGATGGCACGCTTGTCACCGACAATCTGGTTGGCCAGAAACCAGACCATCCAGAATACGGCCATGCCGACGAACCAGGGCGCTTGTTGGCCCATAATGAACACGGTAGCCAGGATACCCAGGCCCCAGCCCAGGATCTGTGACCACATGTTGGATCGACGTACGTACAGGACATGAACTTTCATCTGATTTTCTCCGCGACTCCTACTCTTTCCACGGTGTCGACTGTGACATCTTTGTAGCTATCACCGGCGGGTTCCCAGTTCAGGTCATCGTCATAGCGGCGATCCATGGCGCCAGCAGCAGCCATCTGATCATCCACAGCACGGACGAGTACAGTGGTGTACTCGTCACGCGCCCGAACCAGGGTCACTCTGAACAGTTGTTCTTTCATCAGGTTTTCCAAAAATAGGTGGGACGGGGTACGCGATGACTGTACCTGGAGTGTCTAGAATTTCCGTAGCCGGAGTAATCTCTTACAGGGAGATCAACCCCTGCACCGGCACCGTCCCATTGAACAGTTATAATAGGTGAAGCAGCCCGGGCGGCTTCAGAAACTTAGTGAATCTCGTCAGGTTCTTCTTCTTCTTCTTCGACCTGCGCTTTATCCAATTCTGCGTACTCCAGAACTTTGATTTCGTCGTCCAGCTCGTTGATACGCTGGCTCAGTGTCTGGAAGATGCTGAAGCACAGGCTGCGCCAGTCAACAGGCACATTCTTCTGGTATGCAGCGTCGGCTGCTTGCAGCAGTTCAATGACAGTAACGGGTTTGGTTTCAGACATTAGTAGATCTCCTTGATGGATAGGACTTTGTGGATGTCAGGGTCGTACACTTCGTCGAGCTTGGCAGCCATTTGTTCGCGGGCACGGATGCCAGCGATGGTGCGTAAGGGTGGACCATCAAAGCCTCGGGGCATGGCTTCCTGGGCACTGATGAAAAACGTCATCACTTCATCCGTCTGCAGATGCCAGCACTGGACTTCATATTCTCTGGGTTGTGGTTTATGGGTCACTGCTTTCTCCGATTGAAGTTGGTGGGCACCGTCAGGTGCCCACCAACAATTAACGCTGGAATGGTTCCGGGCATTTATGAACGCCAGGGATGAACCCGGACCATTGTTCTATCGCCCTGCTCCCAGCATCACAGGACTGGAGTCATCCCCTATGGCTATGCGGAATTGCGTGCAACACGCATGTATTCTGCCACAGCATGGCTGGCTTCCTTGGCTGCTTTTGCTACCTCGGAGAGCCCTACCTCGTCACGATCTTTCAGCTCACGCTCGTAGATCATTTCGAGGGCTTTGGCCAAGCTGTTGGGATAGGCTGGGTCATCTGTTTTCCAAATGATCTCGCCTTTGTTCTTGCCGGACTGCATGACATGCCTGCGTTGGATAATCCAACCGTATTGGTCTGATACGATGCGGCGTTTGCCGCAGTTGATGATCATGAGCTGCCTCCATCAGAGATGACGGCATACAGGAAATAAACAGCAGCAGCACAGCCGACAATAAATCCGAAGACAGGTGCCGCTATGCCGATACCCATGACCAGCAAAATCAGACCCACTACAAACAGCATGTCTTTCATGGTTCAGTCCTCGTCGTTGCTGCCAAATCCAAACGGAGTACTACCCACAGCAGGTGCAGGCTGTTCTGTGGGGCTGGTGATCTCCACCTCTGCTGAGGTACTCGGCGGCTTGCGATTGGCAACGAAGCGGATTTCCACCTGACGGTTTTCGAGGGGAATGCCCTGACTGGATCGCAGGTACTCGGTGACGGCTTCTACCAATTCATCTTGGTTTAGTTGTACGAACATGCTTAAGCCTCCCGTGCAATTTTGCGAGCCATCTCCGCAAAGGAGTCATAGTTGGCGTCTTCGGTTTTTCGACACTCCGCACACATCTGACGACGGCGGATGTCCCTCAATTCTTGTTGGCTACGGAATTCGAAGGCGCCACAGCTGCAGCGCACTCTGTACCAGTGCTGGTCATCGACCATGACCCGCCCGTTACGCGGGTTAATGTTGGTATGGTCCACGTACTTGATCACCATGAACTGACCAACCTTCTGAAACGGTTGAAATCTAGGCTTCGCCATTGGGATTTCCTTTTGGGTAAGTGTTGAACATATGGTGGGCAATCATCAGAGCATCTGCCCGACCATCAAGAAGGCCCCCACGAGGGCCGTACAGCTCGGCAGAAGGGTAAAGCCTGCTCGCGGTAGCTGCAATGGCTTGCTTCAGCCCTGCAGGCCCCCCAGCGGCCTTACGCGTTGGTAGCTTTGCTGTACGTTGCCACTCGCGGGGCCTGACAAGTTCGACTCCGATGCAGGTGGCCTCGGCAATGGCACAGACCATGCCGAAATTGAAGCCGAACTTGAAATTGCTCCCGGCACTGGTTCCCTGGATAGCATGCACATCTTCGATCCCAATCATGTAGGGATCCTTGAGCTTGATCCAGTCAAGCATGCGATGTGGCGGGAACTTGGGGCAGGGAGTAGGACGGAACTGTACCTGCTTGGTATCGGAATCGAGTAGACACAGGGCGCCAGAGGCGCCCGGGTCTATACCAAGGTAAAGCGCCATCAGCCGAACAGTGATACGGTCTCGGCTTTGTTGCTGTCAGCCGTGTCGTCACTGTCAGTGGTGTCCGGCCACGGCACATCGTCATCACTGACAGCCATGGTCGGGGTCGTTTCCTTGACCGGCGTGTAGTCATCCTTGACCCGCTCCGAGTGGAACGATTCCTTCCAGTCATGGATGAATTCAGGTTCGTCTGCGCCGTTCTCCAGCTCGGTGTAGGTGAAGCCTTTCGGGCTGAAGACCTTCTCGATCTCGTTCTTGAACTTGCGATCCTTGAGCCGCTTGCCATTGCGCCACTGGTTGGTTTCCACCTTCAGCAGACCCAACAGCACGGGCTTGTTCATCAGCTCGGGCAGGATCGGCTTCTCCACCGGCTCTTCGGAACGGGTGTTCCAGTCCCACAGCTTGATGATCTTGTTTTCCGTGTTCAACTGGTCGGCAGACTTGTTGGCACACAGTCTGGCCAGCTCTTCCATGCGCTCACGGGACGGCAGCGGACGGACTACGCCATCTTCACCGGTCATGGTGGACTTGCGGCCCTTGGCCTTGCCTGTCGTCACGTACAGCTTGGTACGCAGGTAGCAGCCAGTATCATCAGCCGGCTTGCAGTGCAGGTTCAGTTCAACGGCACCACCAGAGCTTTCGCCCAGGTAAGCCAGTTCGATGATGTACGGGTAGACACCCGTAGGTACTGGATCAAAGTTGGTACCTTTGGCCAGGAAATCGCCGGAGAGCTCTGTCTTCGGATCCATCTTGAGAATATCAATAGTCATGAGTGTTCCTCACAGTAAGAAAAGAAATAGAGTTCAGTTAAAACTCCAATAAACCGCCCGGAGGGCGGGTCAATCGGCAGGTCCAACAGCTTGCATACGAGTGATGACCTTGGGCATGTTGAATGTCATCTGCCGGGATGACGGACAGTAGGTTGCCGTACCCAGAGGTACGGCTCCCATACGGTAGTTAGCGAGCATGTGCACCGCGTAGACGTCATTGCCGTGCTGGTCTTCATGCAGCCAGCGCAGAATAATATCCTGGGATTGCACGCCGCTAAGATTTTTGCGGGTATTCATTCTTCCACCTCGATGATTACGCCCCACTCCGGGGGCGGTTCAGGCAGGTCATGCAGACCAGAAATAAGGGCTTGGCGTACATCTTCTTTGAAGGTGGCCAACTGAGCATCCACGTCAGCACCCTCATACCGGGACACTCCCTTATGGGGAATGTCCCGGTTGATCCTGATCGTCACATGGATTTGATCCAGCATGATCCGATCATTCAGCAGCACGGTAGCCATTACATTTCACACTGGTTGAGCTTGGCTCGCAGTCGGCTGACCTTTTCGTCCAGTTCCTCGTGATCCAGGTGTTCCTGGTAGAATTCCATGCCCGCTTTCAGAGCCTTCGGCGGACATACAGCCAGTGTATTGAGCTTGCCGTCCCAGACGCCATTCCAACCCATGTCCCACAGGCCTTCACGGTTGTATACGAAATACCGACCGGTCTTCTTGCCGTCGATAGTTTCGTCGTTCAGGTGGATCTTCAGTGTCTGGACTTCACGCCGCCAACGCTTCTCGTCATGGTCGTACTTGCGCTCGGAACCGACCGCATACTTGACGCCGTTCATTGTGATCTCACCCGCAGGTTCTTTGGTCTGCTCCCGTTCAAAGAATGCTTCCAGGAAGTCTTCGATCAGATCTTTGTTGCGGTTGAGCCAGATGCCCAGCAGTTGCACCGCGTAGTCAATCTCGGCTTTGGTGGGTTGCAGCCGACCGAACTCGACACCGGGGATGTAGGTAAAGATCTTGCCGCAGTTGTTGGTTTTGAGTACCAGCTTCTTGTCCTTGGGTTCCAGGTCAGCGTGATACTCGTGAAGGTTATATTTGGCCAGTAAAGGTTCACAGGCCTGGCGAAGTAGTAATGCCATATCTCTGTTTCCTGTAGTTTTAATGTGTTTGGGGAGCCCCGGAAAAATTTTGTGAATTTTCCAGAACCTCGGTTCTAACTAGTACATTACTTGTAGTAGTCGTGAATGTGATCCAGCAGAGCCTGGGCATTGTTGTCGATGTAGGTATGATCCCGATCAAACATGCCAATGGCGCCACGGATGCGTTCGTGGATGGTGTCCCTGGTTATGTTGCACTGGAATACGTACTTGTAACCAAGTTCCTTCTCCAGATCAGTCGTTATCAGTAATGGGTTGTTGTAGGCCTCCAGATGGTTAAGGGTTACGCGCTTGGCCGCAATAACCGTGCAGAAGTAACTCTCTACCATGCCCTTGAGCGCACCCTTCATGGGTACGCGGACTTGGTAGATCATGTCTTTCTCGCTATACACGGTTTCGGTATGCGCAATGAAGATGATGTTCTTGCTGGAGCGGGTTACGTAGTTTTGCATGAGGTTCATGAAGTACATACGGTACTCGCCCCAACCCTTGCGGGTGTCGTCTGCATACTCACCTTCGATGACGACGGTTTCATGCATGGACATCAAGCGGGTCAACGAGTCGATGACGATGGTATGCACATCCTTCATCTTCTCGGCATTGGCTATGGCAGCCAAGACCTGCTTGGGATGGGTCACTGTGTGTTCCTGAAACTCGGACTTGAAGGGCAATTCCTTGCCATTCTCACAGTTCAGGTAAACCACACCCTTCGGGTTCTTCAAGGACATCAGGGAAAGGGATTTGCCGGTACCTGGTTCACCGGCGATCAGTACAAGGTTTCTGTTTACAGGCATAGTTATCTCCGTGCTTATGCAGTGTCACGTTCGTGAATCTTACGGCTAGCAGAAACTAGGACGGTGGAAAGTACTTCCGCTTCAGGAAGCGGAGCTTCCAACTTGTTGTTAAGAGCCAGAACATTGTTCCGTATGGAGTCGATGTCTTGGCCCATGTCGACAAGGCAGAACGCATAACGTATGAGCTGGTTATTTCGATTGCCGTCTTCAGTATTATTGATGAACCAACGCTCAAGATTGTTGAGGGACGTTTGGCTGGCAATGATTTGTTTCCGCTCATCGGCCTTCTTGGTCTTCGGAATGAACTGCAAGGCGTCCAGTATCTGACCATCATTATACCAGTGTTTTCCCTTACAGGTCAGCCACTTACGTGATCTTTGGTTGGTTTGACGGTCACAATTGAACGGCAGCCAATCATAGATATTGGTCATGAAATCCTTGTAGTCCTTGGCGTCCAGTTGGAGCGTATGGCTCAAGGGCAGGATCAGGCGGAAGCGATGCTTGTCATTGGTATGCCGCTTGGTGGTATGCATGATCCACTTGTAATCATCCAGCAGCATCTGGGCGGTCTCAATGGAGATGTCGTCATCCACATCGATCACGGCCAGGTTGACACCCGGCTTGGCATTGTCTTCGTTGCGATAGCCATTGCGCAGGTGATGGGCAACCCAGTGCAGATTAGGCGCCTGCAACAGTCGATACAGTTGATCCCACGGAGCCGTTTCGTTCTTGTACTCGGTGGTGATGTCTGTCGACCAGGATACGATCATCTGATCCAGATTGGTTTCCGGTACGACCTTGCCTGACAGGAATTCGATGTTATCGGTACCGAACTCACGCTTGATGTAGATACCGTGCTTGTAGCCATAGGCAATGGCCAGGTTCATCATCTCGCGTTTCTGTACTTCGGTGCCCTTGTAGAACGGCAGGTCTTCGACCAGATCAGACTGGGTCAGTTGCTGGTGGCTGGTCGCAATGTAATTGCACAGCTTCACGTAGGGTCGATCACGCTGCAGAATATTCTGGAATGCAGTACCTGAGTCTTCTGCCATGGACACGGCATAGTTCCAGTGATCCATGGTGACGTAGATCGAGCTGTCGATGAAGGCATAGGCAGCAGCCAGCTTGGCTGTTTTGAAATGCCGATGCTCCATCTCGGCACGCATGGCTTCCTGATACTCGGAATACTCACTGGCTCGCTCTTCGCAATGCAGCATGTATTCCAGGAAGGCCAGTTCCACATCGTCGTCCAGTTCCATGGCAACGTGGAAGTTGGATGGGTCGGCCAGCAGGCCCAGCTGAGCGGACAGCTTGGACATGAAATCCTTGGCTGAGTCGTCGTTCAGCATGTCCCGGATTTCTGCTGCAGTACGTCCTGCCGGGCGGCAGCGAGTACGGGTATAACCAAAGAAGCAACGTCTGGCGTAGCCAATCTGTTGCATGTCATAGAATTCATCTTCGGTCTTGCTGCCATTGAGCAGCTTGGCTGGCGTGCCAAACAGCATCATGTTGGTTGGAGTGGAGCCGGTCAGGTCTTCACCACGCTGGTTATCACGGGTGTGCTTGACCAGTTTGGGTTTGATGAAGCCCATGTCGAACAGTTCCAGAAAGGCATTCAAAGCCTCGGTATTGCCCAGCAGATTAGAGCCAATCTCGTCCATCTCGAAGTTCATGGATCCGGCAGAGGCCATCAGCAGCTTGGTACGCATCTGCTTGATTGCTGCAGCCGTTGCACTGTCAAAGCTGAACAGCAGGGGCCCACACATGTCGAATTCGGCTTCAGCCATCATCCGTTCGTTGTCTGGATCGGTCTTGTTCTGACGGGATCGGCGAGCAGCAATCTGGGTCAGATGCTGGTCGGCTATATGGGGGAATGTCTTGCCCAGGAATTGCTGGCGAAAGGTATTCACTACCTCACGTTCCAGCGTATTCACTGAGTAGCCCTTACCGGTACCGGATGGAGCCAGATTGATAGCGTACATATTGACCGGTACAACCCGGTCACCGGGCAGATTGACCCGGGTACGCATCATGCTGGCTATCTTGCAGAAGTTGTAGGACACGATCAGGCGGAAGAAGATCGGATCCATGTTTTGTGTCTTGTTTTGGATAATTTCCACCACCCGTTCCATGGTTGGGTGGTAGACGCGTGGATAGTCGCTCACAAGGCATCTCCGTTCGGTTGTAGTAGGCCTTGGGCCCTGTATTCAGCAGCCTGTTGGCAAATGGCGGATGCTGCACAGTAATTGCAGCGTTTGGGTGTCGAGGGTACTTCCACGACAAAGCCACCCTTCTTGCGCTGGTGCTCATACGCAGCTCCAGCATCTTCTCTGAAGTTCTTACTGGCTCGGGAAGCCAGCTCGGGCGGCTGTGAGTAGTACTTGTACTCGGATGGGTCTTGCCACAGTTCACGTGGCGTGCAGCGGGGCATCTCTTCCTGATCGGCATCAGCCAGTGCTTCCAGTTGCTCCAGCCGACTCTCTATGTACTCACGGGTTTCACCCAGTGAGAGCAAGGGAATCTGCTTGGACAGCAGGGGTGCACCGGGATAGCTGCTATCGGACAGTGCCCGCATCGGGTACCAGTCGGTGAAGATGTAATTCACCGTCATGGTGGGTTTGGTAATGATCTCTGGATTGAGCCAGCGATAGATACTGCCCTGTAGTACGAAGTCATGTTCCTTGTTGGATTTCATGTACAGGCCCACTTTCGTGGATTTGATGTCCTGTACTTCTCCGTCCAGTACAAAATCGTACTTACCGGAGATCAACCAACCGTTCAGTTCCTTCTCTGTGCGTTGCTCCAGGTAGACCGGGATGTCATCACCAGATACTTCTGCTGGGTTGACCTTGATCCGTTCTATCACTTCGTTGGAGTAGCCCAGCTTCTCCAGTGCAGGTTCCAGATTGTTCAGCCAGGCCATTTCTACAGCCAGGTGGAAGGCACTGCCCATACGGGAGCTGAAGTTCTGGACAATATCCATGGCAGGTGGCTCTGCACCCTGCTGTTGCATGCGACGGGTCAGGATCTGCATCTTGATCGGTCGGATCAATCCTGTAGCCGACACGGTTTGGCTATCCGGATCAGCCAGATCGTAGTCATCTGCAGCCAGCCAGACTGCCATGGGTAAAGCAAGATTGTTGTAATTTGTCAGCATGTCGATTCCTGTTGCTGTTCCACTCTACCCGCCGGAGGCGGGCAATAACGGGTAGGCGATTTTTCGTAGGGATTTAGTTCATGAATGTCCTCCGGGTTATTGACATAAAGTTCCAGGTGATGGGTCGTGAGATCGGTATCCCGAGGTTCGTCTTCCGGTAACAGGGCTTGAGCCAGGGGAATGGATGGCCAGTCATCTTCGTAGATGTAAACTATCCAGTTATACGGAAAGAAGTGCTGTGGTGTGTACCGGCCGATATAAGATTGATCGAACGGCATGCGGCCCATGCCACCACCTCCGGCACCAATATGAATTCGGGCCCGTTCCAGGTAGTAGCCCAGTGACGTCAGAATGGATGTGTTGCCGGGATGTCGTTGGGTAGCGATGTACAATCTACCTGCCCATCCGGGGTGGCGACCGCCCCAGGCAGGGGCATTCAGTTTCTTCCCGGAAATCCAGTTGTCTTCACTGTTCCATGGGGAGTGATGGGCATTGCTGATGTCGTGGGCATACCTCAAATCCCAACCGAGGTACACGACACGGTTCTCGCCATTCCAGACGATTTGTTCCAGGTAGGCCACCAGCAGATGCTGTAGCTCGAATAGGCTATGTGGCGCCTGGAAATGCTCCAGTGCTTTGTTGGTCATCTCTGTTCATGTCTCTGCAAGGGTGTTGACTAGCTGCATGATGGTTTCGTGGTCGGCATTATTGGGAATACGCACCGACTCTGCCCAGCTAGGATAATAGACTTCGAGCTCGGCTTCCAAGCCCACGTCAGGATGCTGGATTTCGGGTAGCTTGTTCCAGCGCATGCACTCGATCAGATTGTCATTGACCCATTTCAGGCAATTCAGGTCATTGACGATCAGGTAGTACTGGCTGTCATGGATCTGGCAGATGGGCAGGATCTTCTCCCGCCACTTGGTCGACCAGACGCGGGTCATGAACATGTTCGCTGCATGCGTATTCAGCATGCCATAGGATTGACCCAGTGCGTTGACAGCCGTCTTGATCTCTTTCTGCGCCTGGTAGGGCAACGCCTTGTCTGCATTGAGCACTACACGGGGCAGTATGGGCGTGTGTAGCCGCAAACCAAAGGCCAACTCCATGTAGCCCTTCTGCTGCGCCTCACGCACCTTCTGCTGGGCCCAGGCGTCTGCTGTGGCATACAGCTCGTGGTACTGATCTTCGATCATCTTGGCTTCGTCTTTGGTCAAGCCAAAGTTCTTCATCAACGTGCGCCATGTGCCCATGTAGGTAAGGGCAAATGTAGGGCCTTTGGCCAGCTGCCTGAGTTCAGGATATTTCTGGGCAATGCTGTTGATACTGTCCACAGCAGCAGGATCAATATCAGGCATTTGGTTCCCAAAATATGAGAATGCACGCAATGAATGCCCATCGTAGCCTTCGGTGTAGACCTTCAGCTTGTTGGGATCCTTGGTTTGCAGGGCAGATATTCTATCTTCCAGTGAACTGAAGTCTGCACCAACCATGACCCAGTTCTCGGACAGTTTGCCGACCGGCGCCCGGAAGCATTTCTTCACCGCCTTGGCGTACTTGGTGCCCGTAGACGGGATATTGGTCAGATTGGGATCTGATGAGGAC